CGTAGACCTACTAATGCTACAGGTGGTGCTGAAGGTGCAGGAGGCTACATAGGCCGTGCAGGTGGTGCAAATGGAAGTGCCTCTGCGCCTAGCAGAACAGCAGAGACTAATGGAGGCGGCGGCGGAGGGGGCGGTTTTGGAGCAAATGGCTCGGCTGGTTATGGAGCCGGGGGCTTTGGTGGTGCTGCTATTAACTCAACAAACGCTTATACTTTAACAAACAATGGTACAATTTGGGGGGCGTCTTAATGGCAAGATTAGGTTTAAACCCTGAATGGCATAATGTTTATACTGTTAGAAACACCCAGACAGGAAATTTAGGTGATGAATACAATACTTATTTAGAAGCCAGAGAGGTCTCTAATCAGATTATTGCCAACCGATACTCGGATAAGATGAAATTCATTAATATTTGGGTGAAAAAGAATAGAAACGGAAATACATTTCAACCTACTAAAATATATGATCTTTCTGAAGCTGACAATACCGAAACTTTTTTTGTGAATAACGCTTTAACAGGCAGAATGTTTAATTGTGAAAGCAAAGAAGAAGTTGAAGCTTATGCAAAAATATTTATGGATCTTGCTATAGAGAATGAAGATTACAATATAGTTTGGAGAATGTATACTACAGAATCATTCAAAGGAATGATTATGTGGGACCCAGTAACAGAATGAAATTGGAGAATTTAAATGTCTAAAGTAATTCTTAATGGTACCAATGGTATTACAAGCTACGAAGCTGATAACGTAACTGTTTCTCTTTCCCAGACTATTTCAGAGCTAAACAGCCTAGATAATACAACGTTTTTATCAAGCTCTGTTTTAAAACTTGATAATTTAAAAGTAGACGCTATACCCGCTCCTCCTCTTTTAAGATTTGCGGATAATAATTTTGAACTAGTACCTATAGTTTTAGCGTTTGTCGAGCAGGCAAGTTCATCAACTGGTACTTTTGTATTAGCGGCTGCGCCACAAGCAGGTGATTTATTATTATTTATAGGTGAAACATGGGCGTATAATTATTATGGTGAATCAAATTTACTAAATGGGTTTATTCAAATAGCATATGCTTCTCATGTGTGGAGTTCTCCGTTTGCATCTTCTGTCAGAATTGGTTATAAAATTGCAACTGGCACAGAGGGGACTTCTATTACGGTAAGAGGGGCTATGCCCTCTCAAGTAGACAGCCTTGCAGTTTATTCCGCAAATGCTTCAACAGTAACATTGCAAGACTCTTATGTAAATAATAGTCCAGTTAATACTTCTTTTTCTTTACAAAGTAGTCAACTACCTGCTATTGCAATTATTGGAGCTGTTGGTTATGGCGGAAGTAATTCTAATATCACTAATGTCACTAATAACTATTTTCTTGATGATACAGGTTATCATTCTTATGCAGGTGCAATAACAGAAAGCAGTAGCACTAGTTTTACATCGTCTGCTTCAAGTATTACTGGGTGTACAGCCGCTGCACTAATTACCGTATCTTAATTACATTTAATAAAAAGGATAATAAATGTCCAAAAGAAAATCTCGCTACGCTCCTAAAACAAATGTTCATCGTATTGGCTTTCATGTTATCCCTAAAAATGAAAAGCAGGATGCTTTAATTAAAGCAATTAAGATGAACCCTATTACTGTTACTATTGGCTGCGCTGGTACGGGCAAGACATATTGTAGTACAGGAACTATTGCCCAGTTACATATGCAAGGTAAATACAGAAAAATTGTTATTACTCGTGCAAATGTTCCTACGGGTAAAACACTAGGTCATTTCCCCGGTAGCATTCAAGAGAAGATGACTCCTTGGCTCTTGCCTATGTTAGAAGTACTAGAAAAAGCGTTTGGTAAAGAAAAATACCAATACATGATGAATAAAGGTGAAATTGAAATTCAGCCCATTGAAACTATTCGAGGGCGTTCTTACGAGAATGCGCTTGTACTTGTTGATGAGGCTCAAAACTTGTCTATCGATGAATTAAAGGCAATTACAACAAGACTTGGAGAAAACTCTAAGTTAGTATTAATGGGCGACCCTGCACAATCTGATGTCAAAGATGGTAAAGACTTACTAAAGTTTTGTACTGTAGTGCGTAAAGCAGGTATCCAGCTACCTATTATTGAATTCTCAGTAGATGATATCGTTAGATCAGATATTGTAGCAGATCTGGTTAGAGTATTTATTAAAGAAAACATCTAATTACAATACCTGACCTTTAAGAAGAAGAAAAACAGAGAAGGGGGCTGAAATGGCTACTTACTATTTCGAGGGGCAACCTATTTTAGCCCCTTTCACTATTGAATCAAAGAGAATTGTTTTAAGTTCTGAAACAGCATCTCAAAAAATTTTTAGAAGAGCTACTGACAGTCAGCGTTGGGATCTATCTTTTAGGATTGCTACAAATAATCCACAAGATCTATTTATCTCTATGCTAGATAATGATACAAAAAATAGCACGATGATTATGCCTCAACTTAAATCAGTTGATGACCTAGTTTCCCCTATTACTGTTTATCCTTATACTATTGGAACTCACGATGTAGGAGAATCTTCTATTTCCGTTTGGATGAACAATCTTGGCACCTTCAACAACAACACTACAGTTATTGCTAAAGGGACTTTTATTAAGTTTGCTAATCACAGTAAAATTTATACTGTCACTGCTAATGTTCAAGAGGGCACTTCAAGAGAAGTTCCTATCTTTCCTCCACTCCAATCTAACGTGGGTAACGCCGTCTTGCTTCACTTGCCTAATACTCCTATTAAACCTGTTCTTACCTATGTTAGATCAGTTGAAAACATTTCTGGTATTACTTACACAGACGGTATTATGACTGACGTTGGGACAATTACAATTCAAGAAAGAGTATAAGGTATGGATAAGTTAGAAGCATTACAGAAAGCGTATAAAGAAGTTAATAGGATTAAAATCGGGAGAGGCTATCAGTACGGTAAATCGGATTGTTGGACGATGTTCACAATGTATGATCGAAATTTATTTCCAGACAATAATCTGTTCGGAAAGATAACTAGCTATAGCACTCATACAGTTTTTCATAGAAAAGTTAGAGAGTTAGGCTACACAGATGTCAAAGAGATGGTAGAGGCGTACGGCTACAAAGTAATAGACTTTTCGAATGTCTCGCTAGGAGATGTGTGTTTCTTTGATTCTAAACTAGTAGACCTTACTGTTGCCATCTATACAGGCAAAGAATGGTTAAATAGTTCCGATGATCCTAGCTATGAGAAGCTTCCTATGAAATATGTAAAACCAAGAGCAAGAATACTATGCAGGAGAGATACAGATGAGAAAGTTTAATAGTTTTGTTTTATCTAAGTTACAAGAAGATCCTGTAAAATTCTTCCCGTTAATTTTTCTTGACTTTAGAAATGGCCCTGTATATCTCTCAGCTGGCCCGCACGAGATTGATTTTAATGGAAAAACTTACACAAAAGACTTAGGGATAATCGATTACGTAGCTCCACTGCAATCAGCACTAGTAGATAGGCAGACTTTTTCAATTAGTTTTGCGGACAACAACGCAATATTCAAGAATAACGTTTCTAGAACAGAAGCGGGAAGAGCAGCAAAAATATATTTTGGTTTTTATAACTCAGATGGAACTCCTAATACAGACCCTGCTAACGTAATTCTCGCATACTCTGGTGTTATTGACGATCATAGCTATAATAACGATTTTGATCAAGCAGTCTTTAGCATTACACTCTCTTCTCCTTTTGCAGATCTTGGACTTGTCAAAACTCTAATCACAAGTCCAAAAGGTATGGACCAAATCAATACTAGTGATACTGCTTTTGATAAGGTGTTAGAAGATAACGAACAAATTATTAAGTGGGGGAAAGTTTAATGTCAGCTACAGTAATTACAATTGGAACCTTATTTTCGTTTACTACTGGTCAACTTTTATTTACAATAGGTTCTATTGCCTACCAACAATCTCAAGCTAAAAAGATGAAGTCTCGCATGAGAGCCGCCGAAGAATCTCGCAAGGGGTTTGAATTCACTCGCAAAAGTGAAGCAATGAACCTACCAGTCATTTATGGCTACAACAAGGTAGGCGGTCTTGTAACAGATTTAAAGGTTCAGTCTTCTTATACATGGGTTGCTCCCAACGGCTATAGCGCAGCACAGTACTTACCTTCTCCTACTACCTATGATTATAACTCTAGCACTTACTTTGTTGAGTCCAAGGTTACTGCAGCTGACGTGTCTGATACTGATAACCCAAAAAATATTAGTTCTCACACCGTCAGAGTGATCTGGGCAGGTGTAGAGCTTTATAATAAGACTTACACCAATAGCGTAGCAGGATTGTTTTTATCAACGGAATATAAGAATATTGAAAACGAACTTTCTAATATTTCTGCAGGTGGTGACCGTTATTACAGAGGTTCAAGGAAGGATAAGATTGTAAGTGGCCTTACTATCACTTATAAGTACGAAATTAGAAAAGTACTTTCTCCTTCTGCTATTGTCTTTGGCTCAGACAGAGGATATCAAGGGTCTAAAAATGAAGTATTGCTTACTCAAAATGCAATCTCTTTTGGGGGTATCAATGCCCTAGTCGATTTGGATATTGACGAAACCACGGCCTCTAACGATAAATTTAAAGATAGTTTTGTACTTAACTTTTACAAAAATGGTGGGGTAGCGGACCCAATGGCAACTGCTAATGGGTTTAGTAGCAGCAATCTATTTACTAGCACCGCTTATGCTACCTGCGCTTTCGTACTTAACAGGGATGACCCTCAATATTCAGGAAATCTACCTTCACTTAGTTTCTATGTAGAAGGCCAAAGAATTTATGATATTATAGAGAGTAACGGTGTTTATAGCCTGAGTGCGGAAAAGACCTTCTCTAACAACTTTGCTAGAGTACTATTAGATTATCTTATTAACGGCATCTATGGCAGAGGTCTTTCTATTAACGAAATTGATCTTGAAAGCTTTTATAGAGCTAAAGTTATTTCAGATACTGTTGTAGATACCAAGCCTTTTGGTGGTAAAGTATATGGCGGGTCTAAACCAACAACGGTCAAACTTTACGAATTTAACGATATCATTGACACTGAGCAGGAAGTCAGAGACAACGTAAATAGAATTCTTCAATGTGCTCATCAGGCTTTTCTTGTGTGGTCTGATGGCAGGTATAAACTTAATGTCGAATATCCTACTGGAAATCCTTCTGTAGCTAACGGTCTTGTCAATACTAATCATGTCTTTACAGACGCAGATATCGTTAGAGACTCTGCAAATGTTACTTGGCCAAAGGCAGAAGACAAGTATAATCAGGTGACTGTTCGCTTTTCTAATGCAATTAAGAATTTTAAATCTGATAGCATCACTTGGCCAGAGACATTTTCACAAGTCTACAATGTATATTTAGGAGAAGACAATGATCAACCACTTAAAACGGAAGTTTCTATTCCGGGGATCATTGATCCTTACCATGCTCAATCAAGAGCAGAGGAGCTTGTAAGGACTAGCCGCAACACCCATAGGCTATCTATCAAGCTAACTCGCAAGGCCATTACTTTAGAAACTGGTGACTTTTTCCTACTTAAATCTGAAGTGATTCCAATCAAGAACTTGGCGAACACCGATGGATACGAAATTTATAGAGTACAAAGTGTAGAGTATGATGGTGAGTTAAATGTAAAAATTGAAGCTCAATCTTTTAACTATCTTAATCTTGCATGGAATATTGGAGATTTCGTAGCGTATCCTGCTTCCACTTTAGTAAACGATGTCATTAAACCTCCTACGAGTGTATTATTTACCGATACTAACAATGGTATTCTTGGAGTTCAATCTGGAAAACTTACTTGGACAAAATCAAGCTCAGTTGAAGTTGATCAGTATCTTGTAGAAGTTTCTGCGGATAACAATGCGACGTGGACGACGCTTGGGCAGACCTACGCCTACCAGTTTGATATAACGGGTCTCTCAACTGGTGTATACTCTTTTGCTGTTAGAGCTATAACACCGCTTGGAAGAAAATCTCCACGGGCGATTGCAGAAGATGCTCAAGGTAACTCTAGTATTACTATTCAGAGAGGAACCCCTGACAAGGTTGCTGTTATCTATGCTAACTCGGCGGATGAATTAACAAATAATCAGTCTTATAGCATCGGTAGTAATGCTTATGTTGCCTACTATGTATATAAAACTGAAGCACTTCCTACATTACCTATTAGAGCTGGAATTTCTTTCGCTCGATTTGTTGGTCTTGCAGGCAGCAATGGATACAATACCGCAATTGTAACTATCTATCAAAAGAACACATCTTCTTCTACACCCCCCGCAGACCCTACAGGCACGTTTACATATACATTCTCTTCTGTTTCTCTAACAGGAGGAACATTAAACGGGTGGACAACCTCTTCTCCAAGCTTAGCTCAAGGCGAATATCTTTGGGTAAAACAGGCTACAGCGTATTCTCAATCCAACACGGATTCAATTGCTGCAACAGAATTCAGTTCAGCGGTTGTTTTAGGTGTTGCCGGGAAAGACGGTTTTAATGGGCTTAACAGTGTTCCAATTTTCTTATACATAAAAAGCACATCAGGAACGACGGCTCCCACATCCTTTACTGGTACAGCAACTTATACTTTCTCCACAAAAACTTTATCAGGTCTCACGTTGAATAGTTGGACGCAGACAGCACCAAGTTTATCTCAAGGAGAATATCTATGGGTCAGACAAGCAATTGCTTCCTCATCTACGAATACAGATACTATTTCAATTGATGAGTGGTCAGCTGCGGCTGTTGTAGGCATAGGTGGCTCAAACGGTGCAAATGGCGCAACTGGCGCAACTGGCGCAAGAGGTCCGGGATTGTGGAGATACGATACCGGAGCCTCAAATCTATCAGAAGTTGACACAACAGCCGAAGTGGACGTATACTGGTACGCAATGCAAAATCCAGACATCCCTCCTGTAAAGGATGATAGATTTATTATTGCTACAACACACTCTAGTGGTACAAAAGCATTCATTTATAGTGGAACAGGGTGGGTATCTCAGGCTGCATTTATTGACGGTAATCTTTTAGTAAATGGGACTGTCACTACTAATGCTATTTATGTAGGGCCATCAGAAGGTCTTAGTAATTTAACTAGTAATGCAGGAACAATCACTGCAGGTGTGTTAAGAAACAATAATAATACGTTTGTTATTGATTTGACAAATGGTACTATTAAAATCTCAGTATAAGAAAGATATAAACATGTATGAGCTATTTGTAGAAAATATTGGTCAACGATTTAATGTTGTTAACGGTGAATTTGTTAAACAAGACGATGGGCCTCTTATAGTATCATTGTCTCCTATTCAAAACAGTATTTATATAAATAAGTTCCAAGAAATGTGGGTGGTTCGATCAGATCAAATGATTGGAACCGCTTACAATTTCGGTAGAAATGACTGTGCAATTTTATGTGCAAGATATCTTGATAAGCATGTTGGCTCGAATATTGAAGAAAAATTGTTAGCATTAACCTTTAGAGAATGGGCTAATTACGCTAGAATAGGTGTAGAGAATATTATTAAAGATGTTGGGGGGTATGAGGTAGATATCTCTGAGTTACAACCTAATGATGTTGTATCTTACCTAATCCCTGATTCAGACGTGACTTCTCACCTAGCAGTTTATTTGGGTAATGAAAAAATTCTTCATCATGTTCCAAAGAAATACTCAAGCATTGATGATTTTGATGAAACACGAGTAACAAAGGTGTTTAGATATGGCAACTAGTACTTTTTATGCAAATGTGAATACTGGGGCTATTATGATATCTAACCCTGCGTCGGATAATACTTTAGCAATAATGCTGGCGTCTCCTAGCAATTATCTAGATCAAATTAGATTTCACTCTAATATGAACTTTTTAACAGTCAAAGGCTCTTTGTTTAAAGACTCTTCTTCTTTTGCAGGGTTTTCTAGGGATTCATATTCAGTAAGTAGCGGTGGCGATTGTTTTAATAGTGGAACTACCTATACAACACTAGGCCCAACAACTAAAGTTCAAAAGGTATCTTTTGGAACCTCGCCTGTTTCTAACCCGACCTTTTGTTTACTAGAGTATAACGGAACAGTTTATGCTGACTTTTATGATGGTCTCTCAACAGCAGATGTTACTCGTAGGGTTTTTGCTGCCTATAATTCATCATCAAATACGTTAGAATTAGTTGCAATTACAACAGCAGCAGGGGATAGCGCAACAACACAAACACTTACTAACGTTTATATTCATGCGGTGGCTTAAATGGTAAATAAGGTCTATATAGATAACACAAAAATTGAAACAAGAGACAACTCAAATAATATAAAGTTTAGTACAGACTACAAGTATTTGAAAACTAACAGTGCAAGTAATACCTTGGTGTCAGGGTTCGCAACATCAACGCTCCCACATGGCAATAGTACCGACGATGATATTAGTGTTGCTCTTAAGACTGTTGGTACTGCTAGTACAATATATTGCACCAACTATGGCACGATTAGTGCTCCAAATGCGTGGGAAATTCAATTTTGGTTTGATGGTAGTCTAGAGTTATACCAAAATTACCTCATCGTACAACCTTTAGGTCTCCCTTACGTCGTAGACAATTATGCGAATGCTGACTATTGCAAAGTTGATTATAAGTCACCCACAGGTTCTACTTGGACAGAAATAGGAAGCTATACTTTAAATGCACAGCATCGGGTAATGCTAATTCAACAACAGGTTGTTGCATCACAAACATTCGTTATCGCATCTGTATCTCATACAGACATGACAAATCATTTAAATACACATGGTACGGGTTACTATAGAATACGTGCTGTGCCGGGCTGGTCTGGTTATCCGAATTGCTTGTGTGTGTTTCCAATTTACTCTCAAGTTAAAGCTGCAACAACTATCAATGCGGAGATAACTCCATGAGCTTATCGATTGACTCTACTAAGATCTATATACAAAATGTAGTTGGTACAACTAAGTTTGATAGTACAAATGGATTATTGTATCGTGTTGGGTATTTGTCAAATACCGTAACGTTATCAAATCATTCAGTAGTTGCCCATGGGATGAATTATGATCCTACAACTGATGTTGCTATAGGTCAATACACCGTAACCGCTTGTAGTGGTAATGTTGGTTCAAGCTTTGTCGGTAATAAGTTTCCTATAGCAGTACCTTTGCTGCTTCATGTAGAAAGCTACGCAGGTTTAAAAATTTATGGACAGTTAACCACTAGACCAACATACTTATCTTTTGCATTAGGAAGCCAATATCTTTTTATGAACAATAAGAGAATACATACTCAAACTGATAACAGCGCTAACTTTAATGAAGTGGGTGCAGCGCATGTTGATCCTGCAGTGTCCGTTTCTTTTACATATGAGTTATCAATTTATAGGAGAACATACTGATGGATATGTCAGATAAAACAATTAGAGTAACAGCTATTAGAGTTAATGATGTTAAACAGACTTCTGATTGTGATGTTTCAGTATTTCAAATACTTTCAGAAAACATCCAACGGAAAATTGGTGAGTTTAGTCTATCTTTAAATTTAAACTACCAAAATTCTAACGACCCTGATTTGCTAATAAAGCTAACAGAAATTTTAGAAGAAATCCCCGAATGACTTCAAAGTTCTTTTCTGAAAACGAAGAATTTTCTTTAACGAAACTAGGAGAGTACAAATGAATAACTTTGGTGAACGTTCCTTAAGAAAACTTGAAGGTGTTCATCCTGATTTGGTAAGGGTTGCTAAAACAGCTCTTGCCAAATCCTCTGTAGACTTCGGTATTACAGAAGGTGTTAGATCTTTAGAAAAACAGAAGATCTTATACAACACAGGCGCATCTAAAACAATGAAGTCAAGACATCTTACAGGTCATGCTGTAGATGTTATTGCTTATGTAAATGGCTATACCTACGAGCCTTTTTCTCTCTATGTAAATATTGCAGAGGCCTTTAGGCTTTCTGCTATCGAACATGATGTAGAAATTTTATGGGGTGCAGCTTGGTTAAAGGCACTTAACTATTATGACTCAGCCGAACTAGCTAAGTCTGCTTACGTTAAAGCTCGTTGGGATCAAGGAAAACGCCCCTTTATTGATGGCCCCCATTTCCAACTTACTTGGAAGGATTACCCACAATGAAGACTTACAAGAGGGAGCTAGCAATTGCGCTATTTATACCACTATTTTTTACAGTCTGGAAAGGTGATGCTTCAATGGCTGAAGTTCTTGTTTGGCCTACGTTTAGCTTTGCCGCTCTTGCTTTTGGTCTCGACTGGCATGGTAAGCAGTTGCAGCAAACTCCCTCTGGGGCTTCTCAGCGGAGGAACCAACGTAGCAGCCAATACGCAAATAGGCAAGACGACGAACCAGAATATCGGGAATACCCAGAATACAGAGCAGAAGATAGTCCGCCCTCAAGCAAGGACCATTAATCAATCCTCTGATACTTCTGAGGTAAAAGCAGATACTGTCGATAGTATTACTGTAAATAATATTCCGCCTTGGTTTATTATATTCTTTATGCTTTGGTCCTTATTTTTATGGGAGTTGCCAAGGCCAAGTGATATTGGCAGAGGTATAGGTAATTTTTTCCAAAAATACCTGACCTTTAAGAATAAAAGTTAAATGGAGACAGGCTTAAACTCTCAAGTTTTCCTGAATGTCTCCCTAGTGAGGGGTGTAGATATTTTGTCTATGACACGGGGTTAGGCTAAAGCCAACCGCTACACCCCTCATTTTATTAGAAAATTATTACCTGACTTTTAAGAAGGAGGAGTCCCCGTGGCTAAAAGCAAAGATCCTCGTTTCGAACGAGCCGGAGTCTCTGGTTACAATCAACCAAAGAGGACTCCAAATCATCCTACTAAATCTCATATTGTTGTTGCTAAAGAGGGCGACACAATTAAAACAATTCGCTTTGGTGCTCAAGGTGTAAGTGGCTCTCCCAAGAAAGAGGGTGAATCAGAATCTTATAGAAAGCGTAGAGAGTCTTTTAAAGCAAGACACGCAAGTAATATTGCTAAAGGAAAACTTTCCGCTGCGTATTGGGCCAATAAAGTAAAATGGTAAAAGAGGACTTCACTCATGTCTCAAATTAAACAACCTATGAAGAATTATAAGAAGAGTGTTGCTGATCCTACTTCAAAGTATCATTCTCTTGTACCACTATGGAAAAAATCAAGAGCCATCTTGCAAGGGCAAGCTAACGCTAAAGCGCATGATGATGTTCTCTTAAGCAACAATACAAATCTTCTGATCCCTTTTTCTCCAAGTATGACTGGAGCACAATACGAGTTTTATAAGTCCGAAGCTGAACTTCCGGGTTTAACTTCTCAATATTGTAAAGTTCTTATTAGTGCGCTGTTGAGAAAAGAATCACAAATGCGGCTACCAAAAGATCTTCCTGACGAGGCTACCAACTGGATTAAGAATGAGTTTACCGCTGAAGGTAAATCCATTTTTAACTTTTTAGACAATGCTCTATGGGAAGAGCTTCAGACTTCTAATGCTTGGGTCTATGTTGATCGTCCTTCTGTTTCTGATGAAGAATACGACATGATGTCTACCGAGGAACGTGATACAATTAAACCCTATCCTGTTCTTATTCAAGCTGAAAATGTTATCAACATTCAAACAGCTATCCATCCTATTACTCGTAAGAAAACACTTACACGTTTCATCACTCGTTATCTTTCAGAAAACTTTAAACCAGATAATCCTTGGCATCCAGACTATGTTGATACTGTCGCCGATCATTATCTCGATGAGTCAGGATATCTTGTAATCGACATCTATCAGAACAAAGATCCAAACTCTGAAGTTAAAGTTCTTAATGGTGAAGCAAGACAAGAGTATCCAGTAGATGTTACAGAAGGTGGATTTGAAAAAGTTAACACTGTAGTCCCAATGTTCTTCGGTGAGAGACTCAATCGTATTCCTGCTTGGCCACTTAACGGTCAGTTTGATTATGTTGAACCCGTTCTTATGCCACTTATCGATAGAGAAGTAGCACTTTACAATAAGGTTTCTCGTCGCAATCACCTGCTGTATGGCGCTGCAACTTATACGCCAGTTGTGCAGTCTGACATGACAGATGAAGAATTTGATACCTTAGTAGGTGCAGGGCTTGGTACATGGCTTCGTGTTCGCAAGGATGAATCTATCACTGTTCTTGAAACACCTACAACTGCTCTTGCTGATATGGATAGAGCAATTACTGCTACTGTGGATGAAATGGCTAAGATGGGTATCCGCATGTTGTCTCCTGAGATGGCTGCTTCAGGTGTTGCGCTAGAAATTCGTAATGCTTCTCAAACCGCACAGCTTGGTACACTCAATGCTAAAATCTCTGGTACTATGCGTTCAATTCTTGCATTCATACTTAATTGGAAGTATAACACAAAGTATACAGCAGATGATATCGAGTTCCAACTATCAAGTGACTTCTCACCCATGGTCGGTGGTGAAGGCGCTATGCGGCTCGTTTCCGAGTGGTATCAGAGTGGAATTATTTCTCGTGATACATTTATCAATATTGCAAAGTACAATGATTTCCTTCCCGCTGATTACGATGATGAAGCGGCAGTAGAACAGATTCAAACAGATCCTCTTGTTAATACTGTTCCAGACAATCAGATTGACTTGCAGCAATAAAAGTTCAGGCTCTGCTCTATAGCATCCTACTTGTCCTGAGTACGACCTTAAACTGCTCTCTAACCTAACTACTCAAGGGAGTACTAGATGGATATTAATGACAAAATTTACAGTCGTATTGTCGAGCACATGCTTGATGTTCGTTTATACGAAGAGGGCGTTCAGTTACAAAACCGCCGTATTATGACTCGTCACAAGGAAAACTTGTTTAAATTATTAAATAAAGATATTCGTGCCGATGTTAAAAAAGAAGCAGTAAGGTTTGCTAGAGAATTAGACTCGCACCTTGTTAGCTCTATCAAAGAATTTTCTACTTCTCAACTTTCATTTCATGCCGATAATTTCTACAAAGATGTAAAAGGCTTTTATAAGGTTGAAAAACCTAAAACAAAGGAACTACTTGAAGAAATTATTGGCCCTACGATGAAGGGTGAGAGAACACTAACTAAGAATGTCGTTAATATCTCCTCTGGAGAGTTAGTTAGAATTCAGACTAAAGTTAAAGCTGGTCTTGCTAATGGCAAGCCACCTAAAGAGATTATTGCTGATGTAATGCGGACAACAAAGCTTACTGAGGCACAGGCATCTACTTTGACTAGAACAGCAATTACTAGTACACAGAGTGCGGCTTTAAATAGAGTTGTTCTTGCAAACAAGCCCCTGATTAAGGGTTATTTGTTTAGTGCTATTTTAGACAGTCGTACAAGTCCTATTTGTTCACATCACAACGGTAAAGTCTATGATGTTGATGATAAGCGGTTTGTTCCTCCTTTACATTGGAATTGCCGTAGTACGCTTATTCCTGTACTAAAATCAAAGACAGAACTAGCAGAAACAGATGCAAAAGAGATAAACAAAAAGGCGCTTGAAAAAGTAAAGCCAGAGTTACTAACAGGGGTTCCACCTAAGAGAGAATCCTTTGGTGAGTGGTTAAAAAGACAGACTTTTGATGTTCAGAAGAGTGTGCTTGGTGGTGAAGATAAGGCAAACATGTTTAGGGAAGGCAAGCTGAAATATGATCAGTTTATCACTCAAACAGGCAAAGCACTTTCTATTCAGGCATTAAGGTCTAAGGCTACACAATTAACTGCCGTGTTCAGACCTAGACAGAAGCTTAGAGAAAAAGATACTATTATTAAGGTTTCTAAACCAAGTGTGTTAATTAGAAGCCCCGAGCATAAAGATGCTCTTAGACAGATGATTCTTATGGACGCAGATGATTATAACAAAACGTTATCACTTTCTGATTATAAAGGCGTCACTCTTGCTGGTAAGCAGGACTCTAGGCGCAGAACAGGTAATGTTTTTGATGAAAGAAACTTTTCAGCAGATCCTCTTACAGGTGAAATTAAAAATAACTTGATCTATGACCCAGACTTTAATTTACTACAAGAACGTATTGACTTTATGAAGGCCTCTAAACTCATCTCTTCGGAAGAAAAAGAGTTTATTGAGAGTGTTATTAGCGGCCTTGATGACAAGATTTCTGTCAATCAACAAACAGTTATGGTTGAGAATTTAAGAGTTGTATTTGAGCGGTATGCTAAGGATAAAACTCCTTGGGAGGACTTTCCGGCTGTTGTTAGGGCTGAAAATAGATTCGCTGTTCAAAACGTGGCTAGATTACTTGATACAAGATCAAGAAAGAAATCTGAGCTTTTTCTAAGCTACATGAACCTTAAAGACGAAGTCCCTAAAGTAAATATCATGGGTAAATATTACTCGTTTGATGAGCTTCAAGAGAATCTGTTAAAAGATCAAAGATTTATTGATAACTGGAGAGCCAAGGATGGCGCCAAGCTAGCAAAGAAACTTTATTTCTCAGGAAGAACTCCGCTTAAAGTATACTTTCAAAGCTATGCTAACAAGTTTCCAACTCAAAAAAAGTTCGTTAAGAACACTATGATGAAGTACCCGAGAATCAGTAGGGCTATCGTTGATCAACAAATCAAAGAGGCTCGCTCGATTAGTGACTTTGAGAAGGTAAAAAAGCTTAATGAGTTCCGAAAGGAGCTTGACAAGGCTACTGGAAATAAGATTATAGATAAAGTATACAATTTTATCTTTGAAGAAAAACCACCAACAGAAGCATTTATTACAAAGCTACTCAGGCTTGCAAGAGAGCAAGAGCGAAGGATTCTTGATCTAGAGTTCTTTTATGCTAAGAGGGCACCAAGTTCTCTTATCATGGATAATAAGTCCTTAGATACGATTACAAATGCTATTAAATTAGTTGCTTCGGGGCAGTCTACAGACTACGATTCCCTGGCAATCAATATTGGTAAGCTGTTTAACGATAACTTTAAAGATCTATTCCCATTTACGTCTCATACCTTAAAAGACCATCACAAGATTGGGTCCGAGGTATTAGACTTTCTTAAACAAAAGGGTGTCATTAAAGTTCAATTTAGAGGTAAAGCTCGCAGAGGTGTAATTGATCTAGATACAGGTAGACCGTCTGGAGGTTGGGCAGAAACTATTTCAAGAGAAGTCATTGTTGTTGATAAACAAATTCTAAAGCTTCAAGAAGCAGAAAGAAGAGTTACAATTGCAAGACGTATTGGAACTGTAGAACCCAGAGATCAGCTTTATGTCAGGCCTAATGAAAAGGTATTCTTTGATGCTCGTGGTAATAAAACAGGTATTCCTATCATCTCAAGAGATAAGTTTCCTGACTATGATAAAGCTCAGATTGACCGTGATATCGCTAATATGTTAAATCATGTTAGTAGCGTAGAGTATGGTGTTGATAACGAATTCTTTGACTTTATGGATGACTTACTCAGATTCAGAGACCCAAGGGGTAACTCTAAGTATTACGATTCTATCAACGAATTTAGACACGAGATTCTTAACCGTGGTGAACAGGGTTACGGCATGATGGCTACAGCAAAATGGCATCGTATTCGGGGTAAAAACTTTAAGACTCAAGTCTTTATGGACTCTCGTGGCCGAGTGTATCACCGAGGTTATCTAACACCTACGGGGGGTGAGCTTGTTCGTCCATTTTTAAACTCAGGAAGAGCTATATCAATGTCTATTGACGCTGTAGATGAGCTTAGAGTTCAATTAGGCGCAATGATTGGTCCGGGGACAGAAGCTTTAACTCAAGCGGGCCGTAGAGAGATCTTTAGAAGAAATGAAAAGGGTCTTTTAGAAATCGGCGAGTTAATGATGGCAACCACTCAAAGAGATCGTAGACTCCGTGAATTTCTTGAGCATCCTCTTGTCAAAGGCTTAGAAGGAGCTGAAGTTGCCAAAATGGCAAGGTTAGCCTTAGAATATACTAGGGTATATAAGCATGTTAATGGAGATTTTGCAAATCCTCGGTTATTAAGCAGTTATAAAACAAAACTTATGATCGAGAATGACGCATCCTCTTCTGGTGCTCAAATTATTGCCTTATCAACTGGTGACAGACAAATTGCACAGGTATCCAATGTTGTTGCTACTACTCAAAAGAACAGGCTATATGACCTTGTTGCGATGGATACAGTAAATGATCCTGAATTCCTTAAAATTCCATCGCTAAGAGATGCTAACCTAACTTGGGAAGATCTTGCAAAAGCTGCTAAAGCACAAAACATGGTCTCATTTTATGGTGCGGGTGCTGCTACTAAGACAGCAAATGTCTCTGCAAAATTGTCAAAAGTCCTAAACGAAAAAGGGTTTATTACTATCACTAAAGATCAGCTTGGTGAGCAACTTCGTATAGTTGACGGGCAAATTAAAGTAGCTGATAAGCTTGGTGCAGATGTTACTAAGTCTTCTCTAGAGGCATTTAGGAAAGAACTTATTGAGCTTGTTAACTCAGGGCAACCTGTTGGAAGAGAAATTTTGAAAGAAGCCTTGGAAATTCACCCTGATACTGCCTTGTTTGTAGAAAAGCTTACTAACGCAAGAACAGGGTTTGTAGGTCCGAAAGACTTTTCAGAGATTAATAGAATTATGTCTAAAAATCTCGCCCAAAGAGCACCTGTAACTGATGAGTTTATCACTTATTGGAAAAGAGTTGCAAAGATATACGTTAATGAAACTCAGAAATCAGATATTCCATGGGTTACATTTGACGGTAAAGTTATGATGCAGAGGTATAGACCTCAAATTCAAGAAAGAATTGAGTTTACCGATCCAGTTACTGGTCGTAAAATTGCGAATATCTATGAAGATAGCGCAAAGGATGGTAGACTTATTGGTAAAAGTTCTCTAAACAGTGCAAGTATTGGTTTAGGAGTTAACGGAAACCATAGTAATGACGCAGTTATTGTTCGTAAGTTTCACTTGTGGGGCTTGAAGAATAATGTGCAAACAGGTACAATCCACGACGCTTTTTTCACGAATATCGGAGAAGCTCGCCGTGCCAAAGACGCCCTAAGAACCATCTACGCAGATGCTCTTGAAGGCGATACAATTCGTAAAACTCTGGCAAAGATGAAAAAAGAAGGTCTTTCTGATAAATCTTACAGAGCATTGCTTGACGAAGCAAAACAATTAGGATTAATTGATCCGCCTAATAAACTTACTAGAGCGGACATATTAGCCGACTTTAAAGAAGGAGAGGATTGGTATGGTATCGGTCCTTGATCTATTTACAGTTATAGTTTATTTGTAATAGCCTATAACTTCTATTTTAACGGGGTCTGTGACTCTAATCATATTAAACTCAGTCTGTGACTGGAAAGGATTATCAATGAGTATTGAAGAATTAAAAGCAAATATCGCTGAAAAAGAACGTAATCTTGCTGCAATGGAGGAGGACGATGAGTCTTATGCTGCTGCAAAGGCTGAAGTTGATGCTCTTAAACAAGAGCTAGCAAAGGCAGAAAAAGGTGACGATACTAATAATACTAGCGATAAGAAAGATGATATCGAAGCTATTGTCGAAGAACGACTAGCTAAGATGAAAGCTAATATGGACCGTATGGCCAAGGAGCGTGATGAAGCCTTCAAACTTAAAGCGGAAATGGAAAAGTCAAAGAAAGACGCCGACATTGCTCGCATGAAAGAAGAAGGGAAGATTCAAGAAGCTCTCGAAATGGAATTAGCGGAGGCGAAAGCTAAGCTATCTCTATATGAACAAGATATCACTTCACTACGCCGTGATAGCGTTGTAAATGATGCTCTTGCTGGTCTTGAGTTCCGTAATGAGAAATCCCGAGAGATGGCTCGCCGAGAAATCGTAGATGACCTAATCCAAAACGATCAGGGTCAATGGGTCCACAAAACAGGTTCTTCAATTAAAGACTTTATTGAGTCCTACGCTAAAAACGAAGATAACTCCTTCCTGTTCCGTATTAAAGCTAATACTGGCGCAGGTACTAACACTTCTGCTGGCGTCCCAAATACAACACCTAAGAAATCAATTCTTGAGATGTCAACAACAGAAGTACTAGATCTGGCTAAGAAAGGTCAGTTAGGTAACTTTAAATATTAACTATAAATAATAGGATTAAATAAAATGGCTATTACAAACACAGATTTTCAGTCAGTAGCACTCGCAATTTCTGCCTATGCAGACGAAGCCTACACCACTGAGCGTAAACTAAACTCAACTGGTATCGTTGGTCAGCGTAGCGATATTACCGCAGATGGTGAATCATTCATTGGTCAATTCCGTTGGTACAAGCCCCTATCAGCTAACATCAACGTTCCTTCACTAAGCAACGCTGCTGCTGGTTCATACACCGACATCACCACTGACATTGCAAACTATGTCAAGACTGTTCGTACCTTTGGTGCGCAGCAAGTAAACCTTCAGGAAGTCGTAACCAAGCAAGATGGTCTTGCTAAGATTGCTCGTGACTTTGCTCAGGTTCGTGGCGAAGATGAAGGCAATGCACTTATGGCCGTCCTAAAGGGTGTTTCTGCTTCTGAAGTTGCTCTCGGCGATGCAGGTGGTTCAGGTAACGGTGGTATCGTTGACTTTGATACTGATGCAGATGCTTCTGCAACTGGTTTCTTCGTAGATGTAAATGCTGCTGGTGCTTTCGGTGCTGCTGCTACTGGTTCTTCCGACGCACGTCGCCTCTTCGACTCTACCGCTATCGGTGCTGCTCGTGGTGAGCGTCTATTCCGGGCTATCGGCATGGGCTTCAAAGACTATGAGCCTGCTTACATGTATCTAGTAACTTCACCCGAAGTTATGGCTGAGATGCGTGCTGCTAACCTCGTTGACCAGACTAAAGTTCAGGATGGTAACCTTGAGTTTGACACCATCTTCGGTGGTAAGTTCCGTCTAGTCATGACCCGTGCAAACCAGATGCTCTCTGGTGCTGCTACTGGCGACCTAAACGCACAATCAACCAAGTGCTCATTCATCATCAAGCCTTCTTCAGTCGCTGCTGCTGGCGTTATGGTTCCAACTCCTGTTGAAGTTGACCGTGACCCTGCTTCCTACACTGGTGGTGGCTCAACCAACATCTGGTATCGTTATGGCTTCATCATGCACCCACAAGGTTATGACTGGGCGGGCGCTACTAACGCTTTCGCAACCAATGCTAACTACGCTGCGGCTGCTTCTTGGACTCGTAAGATGGACTACCTAAACCTAGGTATTCTCCCAGTCTTCCACTCATAATTATTAGGAGGGGCTAATGGCACTAGAACTAAACACAAATAGTTATGTAACAGTAGATAATGCTGATTCATACTTTGAAACTCGTATTGATAGTGCCGCTTGGTTTGACGCTTCAGATGAGGTTAAAGAACAAGCATTAGTTACTGCAACTCAGCTTGTAGATGACAATGCTTGGATTGGCTCTGCTGTTAGCCCTTCTCAGGCTCTGGCTTGGCCTCGTAAATATGCAATCTACTACGATCAAAGATTAGGTCAAGAGATTTCCTTCTCTGTTACCGAAATTCCAGAGAGGCTTAAGACTGCTATTTACGAGCAAGCATTACATCTTGTTAATAATGAAGATCTTTTAGCTGGAACTACTCAGACCTTTGAGTCGATTTCTATTGGCAACATTAGTATTTCAGACTCTAATAATGATGTTACAAGAGTTCCGATGAAGCCATCTATTGTCATGAAGCTTATTAAGCCACTAATCAAGGTTGGTGCTAGTGGGCTTGGTGCAGGCTGGTGGAGGGCCAACTAATGTCATTAAAGCGCAAACTGCAGGCAGCAGTAGATAAGGCGTTTAATGCAGCTGGAGATTTGAAACTTTCCGGAAAACTTCTAGGGGAAAAAGTAACAGGTTACGACTTAACGCTTGGCGAAGTTGTAAGCACTCAAGCAAAGACTTTAAACCTAAAAGTTATCCTAACAGAATCATCAAAACAGGATGACTCTACAACAACCTATTCCGCCATTATTAAATCTGGGGTAGATCTATCAGTTTATAAGTATTTGCTGGTAAACTCACTACAGTATAAAATTAATGGCTTTGACGATAACGGCTTCGTTATCACTATTTCATTGTCACGGGAGGTATAAATGTTTACAACCGCACTTCGTGATATTGAGCTTAGACTAGCAACCTTTTCAACATCAGTTATGTACCCTTCAGACTATCAGGGCAATATTGCTAATGATTCTGAGTTTTGTAGATACACTGTACTTCCTTCTAACGCTGATGTATATAATAATGATAGAAATAAACATATCAGTGGTATCGTAATTATCGATATTTTTGTAGAAGCAGGAAAAGGCCAAAATAGGGCGTTTCAAATTGCAGATGCATTGAATCAAGTTCTTGAAAACAAGATTCTTACAAATAAAACAGAGCTTGGGGTTTCTTACCTCAATTATGATGGGCAAGATCCGGTTAATCGGTCTCTATCAAGATACAAATATATCATACCATTTAAACTATATGGAGAATAACAAATGGCACATATTTCAAGCCTTCAGGCAGGTGTCTATTCCTACCTAGACATTTACACTGGTGCAACTGACACTGCAGCTTTTGACGAGCTAAACGAGTGGGCAACTGTATTTAACGCTGGTTCAACCACTGGTGTTGTACGTATGCCTTCAGTTCGTGAATTCCCTTCAGTTGGTACTCCTGCAAACATCGTAAACGTTCCTGTTTACGGCCAAGCAACTTCTTCACAGATTCAGGGTCAGGCAGATGCGCCTTCACTCGAAATTACTGTGAACTACGTTGCTGCAGACATGCAGGCAATTCACGCTCTCATCGGTAAGCAGGTCGCTTTCCGCTTTATGATGGCAGCTGCTCCACTAGCACTAGCACAGTCTTGCGCTGCAACTATTGCTGCTGAAAACACTGAATTCTTCTTCAACGGTAAAGTTGAAGCTATTCTTGTTAACCCACAGCTAACAGATGCAACCACTGCGACCGTTACTCTTTCTGCTCAGTCAGACTTCTTCGGTCCATTCACAACTGCTGCACCCTAATAGCTGACGTTAAAGAAGAGAGGGGGAGAGATCCCCTTCTCTATCCTTAGAAAGTATTACATATGATAGATAAACCATTTAGCAAAGCATTCGTTATGCGAACTACATTCAAGCATATGAAGCGTAGTGTAGATATTAGTATTGGAAAGTCATTTGAACGTTTTCAAGATTTTGATAACGATTCACAAACAGGGAAAGAGATCATGGAAACCCTTTCTGTTCTCCACACTGTACGCAAAATGCTTGATGACTTTCAAGTAAACAACCCAGAGATCTTTGAAGAAAAAGACCGTATTAAATAAGTAAGGAATATATTATGAGCATGAAGAAACTAGTTGGCAAAAGCATCACAAAGTCAGTAGATTTTATGGGTGATTCAGTAGAGATTAAAAAGCTATCTGTTGCTGAAGTGATGGAAATTCAGAACACAGTCAAGAAGTCTGCAAAATCTGAAACAGAAACAGCACAAATGGCACTACTACGTAAAGTAATCCGTATTGCCGTAAAAGATGCAGAAGAACTAACAGACGCAGACTTTGATACTTTTCCTCTAGATGAACTATCTAAGCTCTCGGAAGCAATTATGGAATTCTCTGGCCTTGGTGAAAAGAACGAGGGAAACTAACAAGAGAAGAAGAAACGATATACCAAATTGCTTTCTTTTTAGGCATTCCAGTATACAAGCTATTAGATGAAATGCCATATACCGAGTTTTTAAAGTGGATTACTTTCTTTGAACAACAACCTTATGGTTGGAGAGACGACTACCGAGCAGGTGTTATTGCTCAGTCTATGGGGCTAAAGGAACCACTTGAGAACGTATTTACATCTATCAGATTGCTAAAAGCAGCAGAAGAAAACTCTAAGAAGCCTGATCAAGCATTACCAAAAGGTATTATGTTAGAGAAGATGCTTAAGGCTAAATCTGGTGATTCACTATCAGTATTGGGGTGGCTAAATGGCAGTGAAAGTTAATTTAGATGTCGTTGACTTCGAAAAAGAAATTAAAAGGGTTGAGCGAGAGATTGCTCAACTTGCTAACCTTGAAATTAATGAGCGAATAGAGTATGCAACCGATACTCTTCGTGTGGTTACTCCTGTTGACACGGGGGAAGCAAGAGAAGGTTGGGAAAATATAAAATATAAAGAAAATGACGGTTACTTAGCTGGTGAAATAGTTAACGAAGTTGAGCATATTGTTTACTTGAACAATGGTCATAGTCAACAAGCTCCTCGTTACTTTATCGAACAAGTTCTAGTTACTGTTGGTGTTTTAACACCCGATGAATAGTCTTGGCCCCTTGATGGCATCTCATAATCGAGATACTGTCTTGGGGCTTTTTTATTAAGGAGGTCTAATATGACTGGTATAAAAATTAAAGTACGGTCAGATAGTACACAAGCACGGGCTGATTTAGGAAGACTAGAAAACTCGGTAAAGAATATTGAAGCTTCAGCTAACCGTGTATCTTCTGCATTTAAGGCAATTACAGTAGGTGCTTCTGTTTTATATTCTGTTAACAAGCTCTCAAAAGCATTTATTAATGCAGGAGATTCTGCTAGAGAATTGAGAAGTAGAATTAAGCTTGTTACTGGTGAAGGCGAACAATTAAATATTGCTATGGATCGCCTCTCTAGAATTGCTAGAAATACCCGTGTTCCTATGGACACAACTGCGAATACCTTTAATAGATTTGGTCTTGCTCTAAAAGGAACCAAAGTCCAAGCTCAAGATCTTTACAGAGTAACTGAGCTTGTAAACAAAACTCTAACTATTTCTGGTACTTCTGGTGCTTCTGCACAAGCCGCCCTTGTTCAGTTTGGACAGGGTCTTGCTTCTGGTACATTAAGAGGTGAAGAACTTAATTCTGTTTTAGAACAAGCTCCAAGGCTTGCTCAAGCAATTGCCGATGGGATGGACCTCCCTCTTGGCAAACTTCGTGAAGTAGCCAAAGATGGTAAGATCACTACAGAACAAATTTTACAGGCACTTCTTGGTCAAGGATACTTAATCGATCAAGAGTTTAAGCTTATTGAAAAGACTGTAAAATCAGTATCCTATGCGCTGAATAGTCAGTTTACAAAAGCATTAGGAAAGATTGATGGCACTCTAGGTTTTTCTTCTAGAGTAATCAAAACTATTGAGAATATCACTGACTACTTATCAAGATTTAATGATGAATACTCGTTAACAATTGCAGGTATTAGATTAGAGGCAGTAATTCTCGCAGGTAATCTAGAAAAAGCATTCCTAGGGATTTCTGATATCCTATTATCAGCTTTCAATGTTGATGTATCTCAAGTTGGTAGAATATTAAAATCAAAAATAGAGGAAATCACATCTTTAATAAACATTCCTACAATTGAACTTGACCCTAGTAAACTGCTTTCAAAACTAAACAAAGAGCTAAAAGCTGTAAAAGACTCTGGAGTTCTAGGACCAAACTCAAAGGCACCTGGATTCAGAGATATTGTTGACGATTCTTCATTCGTTTCAGCTATTACAAACTTACAAAGTATCGCAAATAAGATTCAAAGTATTCTTGTAAGCATTGCTGGCTTCTTTGACGATCTATACATGAGCGTTGTTGGTAATACATCTTGGCTTGATACCTTTACTAATGCAGGTAGTGTGGGGGATGAAGCTCATCTTGCTAAGTTTAAAGAAGTAAGAGATAAAATCGAAGGCGTAATCGATACAATTATTACGTTCTTCTCAAAATTAAAGTCAGGTGCAATTGATAAGTGGGAAGCTCTTAAGTCTTCTTTGTCTCAAGCTAAACCTGTAGAAGATCTAAGTAATCTTCTTACCTCCATGAATGACTCAAGTAAAGGTCTTATTACAAACCTTACAGATCTTAGTGAATTAGACTTTAACTTTGTGCCCTCTCTTAAGGGGGTCTCGAAAGAACTCGACAAGTTAAAATCATCAGGATTTCTTAACAACTTTGGTCTTTCTTTTGATGAGGGTGTAGTTAGAAATCTAGGAGATGGAATTAGAAAATTTGTTAGAGATTACTTTGGTTATACTGCACTTATTACAGAGGCACCGGGGCTTCAATACGAAGAATATACTCCGGGGAAAATTCAAATAGCATTCCAAACAGGACTAGTTAAAGCATTCGATAATGCTGTTTTAATTGGGGTGGCTACTTTTATTGGCGCTTTTGCCTATAAGTTTCCTGAAGCCTTTAAAGGTACGCTATCTCTAATCGGCCTAGGTCTTGGCTTAGCTTTTATTCAAGCTATTCCAAAACTACTTCCTATTGGTTTAATTCTCGCAAGCATTACCCTACTACCTAACTTCTTAGATGAACCAGAAGAGCAAGCTAAAGTTAAAGCTGCCGCAAAGAAAATTACAACTTTCCTTAAGGATTCTCTTATTGGAGACGGTGAAGTCGGCGCAGGGCTATTAGAAGTTCTTCTTAAAACTTTTGAGAGTGTTGGTGCAGGTGTTGCAGAAGCATTTGGTTTTAATTTAACTTCTTCTCTTAACGCTGTTGTAGGTGGACTAATTCTTGGTACTGCTGTTAATAGAAAGTTTGTTCCTAATCTAGTTAAAATTCTAATTGGTGACAATGGTGATGCACTAAGCAAAGGCTTACAAAAGGCGTTCAGAAAAGGGCTTGCAGCTGTTGCTCTAAGCTTTACTGGTGAAGCAATTGCGGAAGGATTAGGTTTTGCTGGTGTAGGTGAGAATATTGCTAATGCAATAGGTGATACTCTTGAGTCGGCACTCTTACTAAGTTTTGGTAAACTAGGTAATAAAGCAAAAGGGGGACTCTTTGCTATTGATCTTGCAGGAAATGTTATCGATGCAGCTGGCTACGGTAATGATTTTACTGACGCAATTGGTGACGGTGTTAATGCAGCTATTACTGCTGGATTCTTTACAAAGAACCCTTGGATAGCACTTGGTGCTGGTCTTGCAGTAGCTATTACTTCAGGCCTTTCTAAGATGTTTGGTATTGAGCTGCCAACTACCATTGATGATTTCTTAGCTCTCTGGGATAGATTAAAAGATCCTGCTGTTTGGCAAGGCATTGGAGATGCTATAAATACTGCTATTTCCTCAAGTCTTTCTGCTATTGATTCAGGTGTCAAAGCTGTTGTAGATACTGTATCAAGACTAAAAGAAACAGTAAAACTTGCATTTGGTATTAGCTCTGCTCAAACTTACGATGAGTTAACCACAAAACCCATTGCATTAACTGATCAAGGATTGCTTAATGCAAGAGAGCTTCAGGTTAACAAAGCTTCTGATGTAATTTCTGAGAAAACAAAAGAGCTTGAGGAAGCTAAAGCTAGATATGATAATTTTGCTAGAAAACTAGGTGAAGATAGTAGTGCAACTCAAATTGCAAAGGCAACTTTAAATAATATACAGGCAGAGCTTGATGGTGCTATTGCTGCTAGAGGATTTTTGATACTAGAAACGGCGAGAATAGGTCGGAAAATTACGCAGCAACAAATTCAAGAAGAAAGACAGAAAGAAGAAGGGAAGGCACAAGTTAAAAGGCAGCAAGCCCTCTTAGAAAATACTCGATCTCTTGCTGAAACGTTGTCTGGTAATAATGCTGATTTTGAAGCACTCTTTAATTTACCTGCTGAAATAAAATATGCCCTAGAAGACTCAGATGTTAGAGCAAACAGCGGTCGTCCTCAAGATTTATTAAGGTTTAAAACAGAGGCTGACTACAGTAATGCTGGAGTCACTAATGATCTACTAGATCTGACTCGACAGTATACGCTTATTAATAATGCGTTTGTTGCTGGTAGAATCGATCTA